GCGCCATAACGGCCATAGTTCCCGGACAAGCCGGCCACGGCACTCGTCATGATGCCGGCGTCCCCAGCGATGACCCCGGCCTTCGACACGAACCCGGAGACAGTTGCCGTGGTCTCTCCAGTGATCCCCGCGGCGGTCGATATCCATCCGCTGCCTGAGGCTCCCAGGTCACCCAGGAGGGCAGCATAGTCGCCAGAGGCTGCAAGCTGCGCCAGATCAGCCGCATCGCTGATGGCCGACAACGCATCGGTGATAGCGCTTGGAAATATCGCGGAGGTTGCGCCCAGCACGAAGCGAAACTGCAATTCGACGACACCGCCGCGCTCGTAGGTGATGCGGGAGGAGAAATTCATCAAACTGACGGTGATGGCGCCCCGCGTCGGGTGGACGAGAAGGCCGACCCCAGCGACAGCGCACACCGCGTGCATGGCGTCTTCCTGGGCGTAGCAGTCGTCGCCCACAAGAAACCCGCGAAGATCAAAGCCACGCGTCGCAAGCCCGAGGTCCTCTGGCCAGACGTCATCCCTGAATGGATACTCGTGGAGAGCCATGCGCCGGCCGCCGCCGCGCTCGCTGTCAAAAACACCGAACGGCACGCCACGGAAACTGGCGGTCTGGAGGTAATCGAGCCAGCTCATGCCGGATGCCACTGGCCGTCAATGGCGCTGTGATACATGCCTGGATGCGCCCCCGCGTCAGGCATGGCTGTCGCCGTCTTCAGGTTGGCCGTAACCCCAGGACTTGCCTGCCGCTGCCGCGCGCGAACCGTGCCATCGTGATTGACGTTGATGTCGACCACGACATGCCCGTCGCCGCCGTCAGAGGTGCGTGGGGCAACGTAGACTTGGTCGGCAGATGATCCCGGGACCCGATGCCGATCGCCGCCATTGGCGCTCTCGGGGCTGACGTAAAGCGGGGCGTCCGAACCAGCTGGGACGGCTGCCGGGAGATCCTTGAAGATCTCCTGCCACTGCTGAGCGTCGGAAGTGCGATGCACAATACTGCCCGTGGGATCGTCTTTGTCGGCCGGTGCGAGATAGTCGTGCATCATGAGCTGCGTCGCCTTCTGGACATCCAGCTTGCCGCTCATGAGTTGGTCATAGACCTGCCGATAGTTGTTCTTCATCTCGCGCATGAAGAAGTCAGTCTCCTGCGCGATATTGGCATGGTGGATGTCGACACCTTCGGCCTGCTGGAATAGCTTCTGCCGGTCGGCCTCCCATTGAAATAGGCCAAAGCCCGGGCCTCCGCCGAGCTGGGCCTGCTGCGGGTTGATGCCGCTCTCGACCGCCGCATTGCCCAGGGCAGCGGCGATGAACGAGGGCGGCGCGCCCTGCGCGCGCATCGCCGCGGCGATATAGGCAGCGTTGCCCGCCTCTGATCGGATCGACGTGCCACTTTGCCCAAGCGTGTCGCGCCACGGGCCTGATGCCCGCCCGGCGTTCCAATGATTGATAGTGTCGAGCACGCCCGCGACGTCAATTGCGGCGGCGCCAGCCAGCGCTCCCCAACCCAGAACGCCGCTGCCGGCAGCCGCGGCAGCATCCCCGCCTGCCGCTTCGGCCGCACTAGCGCCTTTCCCACCAAGAACGCGCTTGGCGACCTTGTAACCGAGGCCGGATCCGATCAGGCCGAGAGAAGCAGCAAAGGCATCGAATATACCCTGATGGCTATCGATCCAATCGGACAGCCCGTTAAGAGCAGGGATCAACGTAGGGGCGATACTCGCTGCTCCAGCCTCGGCCGCGCCCGTGATCGAGTTCTCCAGGTGGGTAAATCCGGTCGCGAGCCCGTCAAGGCCGTTGAGCTGGCCGCCGCTCAGCGAGCTCCTCATGCCCTTCGCCAGCTCCTTTTGGACGTAGGCCGGCCCGCGCATCAGGAGGTCTCGGGCAAAGGCGGGAGAAAGGTTGAAGGTCTGCTCGGCCAGTTCAAGGGCAGAGGCCTTCGCCTGGCCGTGAAGGCCCTGCAGCTTCGTACTGATGCCGACGAGAATGTCCGCATCGGACTTGTACTTCTGTTGCCAGTTCGCACCGAGAATCTGCGCCGCGCCGGCATTGGCGGGCGAGTTCTTGAACTTCATGTCCGAGACGGCCTTCTCCAGGCCGCTGATGCTCGATGTGGCATCCTCGCTCGTGGCGCCAGCCGACTTGGCGGCATTCTGCCAGGCGCCGAGCTCCTGCGCACCCATGTTGATGCCGCGGGCGGCATTGACCTGCGCCTGGCCAATATTCGCGATGCTCTGGGAGAGGGCGGTCAGTCCGGCAATGGATGCACCACCGGTGATGACGCCCAGCGGATCGACAATGCGGGACACATTCTTGAACAGTTCAAAGCTGGACTTCGTCGCGTTGTCGAAGCCTTTCGTCAGCTTCTCGATGCCATTCTGACGGCTCATCGTCTGAAGCTGCTGCTGCGTCTTCTTCGACACTGCAACCACGCCGGCCATCTGCTTCTCGGAATGCGCGATCGCCGCGTCGAGGGACGTCGTCTTACCCGTGATGGCTACGGCGATTTGCGGATTGGCCATGGATCAGTTCCCGTTCGTCGGGCTCGCCTGCGCTCCCGTCGTCGTGCCGTCACTCGCCGCGGACCATGCCGCGCTGTAGAGGAAGGGCGCGGAGGGCATTGGCGCCATCGCCTCGGGCGGCATGAGCGTGAGAATCGCACGCGTGCCGTCACCGTCACGCACATAGGTGACGTTGGTGATCAGTAGTGTTTTCTTTGCCACCTTGATGCTGGGCAGATCGACCGGAACAAGCCAGTTCGGTGTCCAGAGGTTGCCAGAACCATCGCGCCAGCTATCGACCGTGACGGTGACCACCTGCGATCGACCCCATCGCCGCGCCATTTCCCACTGCACGCGCTTCGGCACAACATCGTTCATGCCGTTGCCCTGTTCGGAGACAATCAAGAGTGGGCGATATCGGGCCTGTCCATCCGCGCGGGTGGGAAGGTGATTGTCGACCGCCAGCACATTCTCGCCGTGGGTGTCCTGCACGTAAGGGATCGTGGTGGTGCCGCCCCCATCCTGCAGGATCGAGGTGTCCTGATAGATCGCTCCTATCTGCGAATAGACCTGCGAGACATCCGAGAAGCTCTCGAATTCCTGGGCGTTCTGGCCCTCCACGATGCCGCTGCCGTGGGCATTATCTCCGAGTGAGGCGATGATCAAATTGCCGTCTGTGCCGTCATAGGTGAGCTTCTGCGCCCAGCGTGCGATTTCCTCGAGGAACTCGTAGCCGGTCTCGGTGAGAACGAGCATCCAGGCGGGAATGGCGGCGCTGTCTCCGTCCGGTGCTGTAACTGTGATGCCGAAGGGCGCACACACGATGTTTGCCATCGAGACGAGCGTCAGATTGTTGAACTGCCATTGCTTCGTGAACCCAGAGCAGTCCACGAGATCGGCGAGCTTTGACCGGCCAGAGACAGTCATCTGATGCTGTTCGGGCGACACGCTACGCTTCACGCGCTCAGCGTAGCCGGTGACGACTGGGTCAGCGCCGATCTTCACGATGGCCGGTGAGCCGGGCTTGATGTCGACCTCGTTGCCTTCACCCGGATAGCGCTCGGTGCCGATCAGTGAGAAGCTAGACGGCACCGTCTCAATGCCGCGGGATATTGAAACGCCTTCCCAGCCGCCCCATGCCGTCGATCCGACGACCACCGTCACGTCATCACTCATCGGCGCCGAATTCCCTTCTGCTTCTGGGCTGGCTTCTGGGCGGCGTTCCAGCGATCAATCCAGAAGCGAAGGACATCCACCTCTAGGGCGTCGACGTCCCCGGCTGACCACCTCATCTGTACCGCAAGCTCTACGGCTGCGGCAAAGTAGTTTCCGGGGCATAGAGCAAAAAACCGGAGACAAAGCTCCAGGCTTCATTGAACGCGTCCATGTCCATCTGCTCGATGGTCGCATCCGGCAGGCCTGAACACTTGCCGACGAGGGCAATCTGAAACTTCGAGGCCGCCTCACCCTGCTGGCCATTGCGAAGAAAACCTTCGGCCTGGCGCCGCGCGCCGATCGTGGGCGGCGACAGCACGATGCTGCTGACTGGCCGGCCGTCATTCAAGATTGGGGATGGTAGGTCGATCGTCTTGCTGCGGACTGAAAGCATTACACGCTCCTCGTGAGGACTTCATTCACATTGGGGCCCTCGAAGCGGACGTTGAAGACGCCCTCCGCCACCTCGACCTCGCTCGGATCGCCAGCGAACCACATGCCGGTGCCCGAGACGGTCTTTCCAGCGGCAGTCTCCAGGACCACTGTGGAGGAACGTTTGGCGCAGATGGTGGCCACACTCAGGTTGCCGTGGTCGCGCACCTGGGCCGAGATGAAGCCCGCGCGGGGCTTGCCGGACAGGCCTTGGATGCCGTTCAGGCCGTAGAGCGTCTCGATCGTGATATCGGCCGGCGAATAGGTAGCCGTGATCACGTCCATGACCTCGCCGTCGATCGTCAGCGAGGCAATGCCCGCGACGATATCGGTCGAGCCGATGTAGCTGTTATAGGCGGTGCTGCCGCTCATGCTCGGGGGCTCCGATTGGGGCTAAGGGAAAGGCTCAACTCTTGGTGAAGGCGACCTTGAGCGCGAGCACGCGGAGCTGGTTCGCGAGATCGAAGGGCAGCATCATGGCGACGATGCCGTTTCCCTGATTCTCGGCGGTCGCGGTTGCCGCGAAGGTCGCATAGTTCTGCGCGAGACCATCGTTGCAATAAGTCTGATACCGCGAGATGACGTCGGCTAGGATCGTGCGGGCCGTGGTCATCGCAGAGCCGCCGGCAATCGGCGTGCCGTCCGCCACTAGGATCTTCCTGGCATACCTGCTCGCGAGATAGGTTCGCAGGTCGCGGATGATGTAGGTCAGCGTGTCCATCGTCTCGACGTCGCGATACGAGTTGTCCGGAGCGCCCGCAGGATTCGTCGTGTATGTCGTGACCATGCGCTCCAGCACAGCCTGGTTGGCGCCCGTGACCTTGATCGTCGAGACGCCATCGGTCAACGCAATGTTCCGGTCCGAGATGTCGAAGCGGAAATTGATAGGGGGCGCCGGCATGTTCAAGTCGATGTTCTGCACCGGTAGCGCGGGATTGGCGCGGCAGCTCACCGCCCAAGCGCCACCGGCATCCGCCGTACAGCGATACATCGGCCAGGTTGTCTTGTAGGCGCCGAAGACGCTCAAATGCTGATCGTTCAGCAGCGCTACGAACGCGGCCTGGGAAGACAAGTTGCCGTTGTTGAACGCCATACCATGGCCGAACAGCTCCTGCTCCCAGCTCCATCGGCCAGATGCGTCATCCAGCAGGGCAGCGATGAGCGGCAGGTTCGTCGCATCGTTCAGGCCAGACAGGATGAAATCATAGGACTGCGCGCCAAGGGTGGACAGGGCCGTCGCGATCGAGGGATTGGCGACGCCCGTGGCGCCCATATTCGTCACGCTGAAGGCGACGGTGACGCCGGCGGGCGTGGATTGACCCGCCGCCGAGCCGAGATAGTTCGCCTGCAGGTCGATATCGGAGCCCGAGACCGTGAGGTCACGCGAGGTGAAAGTCACCACGCCCGCGGCGGCCGTGGCCGTCACCGGCAGCGTTGGGATCAGGGACAAGCTGCAGGCCGCCACGAAGTTTGCGGCAATCGCCGTCGCGGTATCCCCAGCCGTCACCGGGCACGTCACCAGCTGGCCAGCGATGTAGACGTAGAGATTTCCAGACGCCGTGGCGGGTCCGGTGACCGTCATGGTCGCGGTCGGCGCGGTCCCACTCGTCGGCATCGCAATCGGAAGCACCCAGAGTTCGCCGAACGGGTCCTGCGCGCGGTAGTCGGCCACCATCATGTAGGCCATGGAGCCGAAGCCGAAATACACGCCCGCATCCGCTTTGCCTGACACCAAAACCGCGACGCCAGGCGCGGCGGTGCCGCTCGTGAACTTCGTCGCGATGATCAGCGTGCGATAGATCTGCCCAGTGGTATTGGCGCCCGAGGCATCGACCTCAGCGGCGACCATGGGGACCAGCAGCGTGGTGACCGGGATGTTGGAGAAGGTGATCGAGCTGCTCACTGGTGCGTCTCCTCAACGGGGGTAGCAGGCGGCGTCTCTTCGCCGGCGGCCGTCGGCGCCTCGGTGGTCACGTCGCCATGGGCGATGCGGCGCAGCCAGTAGAAGTCATTGTCGGGGACCTCGCACCCGTCCGCGGAGATGACTGCGCGCGTGCGCGGGTCTCGGACGCGACCGCCCGCGACTGGAAAGACCTTCATGGGGTTCGTCCTATTGAGGGATTGGAGCGTCGAAGCTACCGAAGCTACCTTCGGGTCCGTTGACCTGCACGTCGACGAGCGGAACGCCGCCCGGCTGGTAGCGCTCGGGATATTGGAAGGTGAAGTCGATCTTCACTTGGGCGACGCCGGCGAATTCGCCCTCGGAGCCGTATGCAGTATCCGTCTCGACACCCGGGGCATACTGGATGCCCATTTGGCGCAGCGGCATGTTGCAGACCACTGCGGCAATGATTTGCTGCGCCAGGTCGTCGATCATGCGTAGAGCCGTCTCCGGGCCGCCGCGCACTATGCGCGCGAGAACCTCGATCGTCGTGGTGGTCGTGTAGGCCAGTGCGCCGCTCCGGACGGGCTCTTTGCGATCCTTCAGCGCATAGACGAGGATCTGGCCGGTGCCGAGCGTGTCAGGGGTCGAGGGCCAATCTCGTGCAGTCGATACCTCGCTCCCTGCCGCCGTGTAACCCTTGATCGAGGCTGCCACGGCGTCTCTGATCTGGGGGCGTGTCAGTCCGCTCACGGCTCATACGATCCCAAGTTGAGCAGGAGCTTCGCGTGGCCATGGCCATCCTCGCGGACCTCCTTCACGGAATAGATCTTGTCACGAATGACAAGTTCCATCCCCTGAAAGGGGGCAACCGGCATGGCGGAGAGCTGAACACCAAGCACCGGCTGGCGCGTGGTGATATTGATGTCGGCGATCACCTCGCCACCGAGCGCCGGCAGTTCGAGATAGGCGGAATCGAAGACGCCCTGGAAGGTCCGAGGCGAGGGCGATGTCTCGGCAAGCTCGACCGATTCGCCAAAGACGGCGATGGTCGGGCCGATCACCAGGGCGTCGAGGTCGATCATTCTGTTAGGATTCGGACCGGCCCGACATCAGGACTTCGGGACGGACGCAGATGTGAAGCGGGTAGCTGTAGGCTTCCATCTTCACCCAGAACCGGCGCTGCTGATCGAAGATCGGGATGATATAGATCGGCTTGCCGGGGGTATTGACCCAATCGACCGATTCACCAGGAGCATAAGCGACCTGAAAGACGCCTGGCGCGCCGACCGGGAAGAACTTCACCTTGTCGGTCGGAATCGCGATCGTCGAATTATCGTTCGAGCCGCGATAGTTGACCCAGGTGATGCCGGAGAATTCGAACTCGCCGAATGCCGCGCCCTGCGTGCCGCCGCGAATATCGCGCGCGTCGGAAAACTGCAGGAAGGTGCGGATCACGTCGGGATGGTTTACAAAGGCGTCATAGAAGGCATCGCCACAGAGAGCATAGACCTTCGTTGTCGGGAGAAAGGCACCCTGAGCGGCGCGGGCCATTGTGCGGATGATGCCGTTGATGATCGGGCGCAGGCTGTTCGCGGTCCCGGCCGCGAGGTTGAACGGGATCTCCGTCGCCTGCGTGATGCCGAATTCGTCGAAGAAGTTGTAGAAAACCGAGCCATCGGAATCGAGGCACATCCCCTGGACTGCAGCGAGGCGTTGGTATTCCCAGGTGTATTCCATGTTGGCGGTCAGGCCGGTCGGCCCATTGGTACGACGCGCCACTTCAGACTCGACCTGCATCAGCTCGGTCTCGGTGCCGAAGGCGCGGATGTTCTGCAGCTCCTGCGCCGTGATGGTGTCAGAGTGCATAAGCCGGGGCACATTGAAATAGCGCGCCTGGCGCTTTTCGGTGGTGCGCTGCGCGCCCTCTTCGCCACGTTCCGAGAACGGGATCAGGATCAGCTTGCCCTGCCGTTGCTCGACCGCCAGAGCGGTGTTGCGGATGGGCATGGGATCGAAGACCCCAAGCGAGCCGATACCGGTCGGATTGAAGGGGAGTTTCTCTACCGCCGTCGTCAGAGCGATGGTCGAGAAGATATCATTATGGAAAACGTCAAGCGACGCCATTGCCAGGGCTCCATGTTGGAAGGGTCAGCGTCACCATGACGCTATTTCCGAGACCGATGGATTGTCGGAATGCCTTGCCCAAGGGCCGCTGAGGCAATGGGCGTACCGCCTGAGCGGCAGCCGATTTAGCGAGCGACGATGCGCTTCTTGGCGGACAGCAAGGCCAGCGCGGTGGTGATCTCTGCCGCGCTCAGCGAGGCATCCCAGATCAGTTCCGAGGCATTGACCTCGCAGTCACGAACCACGATGGCCGCGTGCGGATTGGTTGAGCCCACTGTCGCTGTGGTTGCGTCCACGGCACCATAGAGAATGCCGGCGGGCATACCGGAGCCATCCACCGCCGTGGCGAGATACGGCTTGTAAGCACCAACCCCCGTCCCTGCGATGAGAAAACCGTCACCGGCCACGAACGCCGTGCCGCCGGCGGTCAGGGTAAAATTGAGACCCGCGCTGGTATAGGCGGTTCCCGTCGCGCCGTTCGCCAGTGCAACCCCATCGGGGTCCGTCACGGAGAAGGTGGTGGCCGTCAGCATCTTCAGTCCATAATTGCCTGGCTTGTAGCCGGCCTGGGGCACGATGGTGCCGAAGGTGCCATTACCAGTATTCGCACCGTTCGCGCCCGCGCCATTGGCGACAGCAGCCGCTGCGGAAGGCGGAAGCTGACCGAGGACGACGCCCGCCTGCAAGATCGCGGACTGACCAGCCAATATGGTGCCGCGGTCGATCGACCGATGGCCATTCGCCATCGTGACGATGAACCCGCCGAGATGCCAATTTTCATAAAGAGGGGTCTGTGCCATTGGGATGCTCCTTGCTGGCGGGTTACTTCAAGCCGCGAGCGGCGCGCATCCGCGCGACCATTCGATCGGATGGATCGGAGGCGAGCGTCCCGGTCGCCGAACCGAGGTTCGGGTTGCGTGCGGCGCGGCCGGAATGGGCTTCCGAAGGCGAGGACGCGGCGGGAGTGTCGCGCAAGATGGCGATGGCCTCGCTGCGGGGAAGGCGTGTCTTGAAGGCAAGGTTTGCGGCAAGAGCAATATTCTTGCCCGCAGCCGAACAGTTGAAGATGGCGGCGCAGCGCGCCTGCTCGCGACGGCGGGCACGGGCGACGGGAGAATTGCCGCGCATCTCGGGCTCGTCGTCCTCATCGCCATCGCCATCGCCGTCGTCGGCGCGCTTGGCCTTCTTGGACGACTTCTTGTCATCATCATCCGGCGAATCGTCATCACCCTCGGCATCGTTCTTTTTGTCGTCATCCTCATCGTCATCGACCTCGGCACGCTTGGCCTTCTTCGACTTCTTGCTGTCGCCGTTCGAGTGGTCCTGCTCGTTCTTGTCGTCCTCATCGTCCTCATCGGACGCTTTCTTGGACTTCTTGCTGTCGTAGTCCTTGTCTTCGTCGCCTTTTTCGGAGCGCGGCGCGGCAAGGCCCGCCAGATGAGCGAAGGAGAGTGCCCCCGCATCGGCGTCCGTGATTTTCAACGCGGGCATAGCAAACAGCCTCTCTTTTGATGATTGGTCAGGAGATAGCGGCGAGTAGCGACCGAAATGCCGCATCCGGAGCCATGACGGCGTCGGCAAAGCCGATTTTCACGCCCTCTGCCCCTAAGAATGTGCCAGCCTCAGTGTCGCGCACCTTGCTGGCGCCCAGACCGCGATTTCTCGCGACCGTCTCGACGAACAGTTCGCCCATCGTGTCCACGTCGGCCTGGAATCGAGCGAGGGCAGGGTCGGAAAGGGGCGCGGTCTCAGCGCCGTCGGCCTTCCGCGCGCCATAACTGATAATCGTCACGTCGACACCGGCCTTCTCAAGCATCTTGCTGATGTCGATATGAGCGCAAATGACGCCGACCGACCCCGTTCCGCCGGTGCGCGGCACAGCTACCTGCTCGCAGGATGAGGCAAGTGCATAGGCCGCGCTGTAGGCACTCTCGGACAGGATCGCCAGCGTCGGCTTGATCGAGCGGGATGCATAAATCGTATCCGCCAAGTCGAAACAGCCCGCTACCTCGCCGCCCCCAGAATTGACGCTGAGCACGATTGCCGAGACATCCTGATCGGCGAGCGCCGCCATGAAACTCACGCGGATCGCGTCGTAGGCCGTGGCCCAGGTTCCGCAGTCCCAACCACCGAGCGTCTGAACCAGCACGCCGCAGATCGGAATGACCGCGACCCCGGCCACGACATAATAGCCTGAGGCCGTCTTGTTCCCCATGGCCGGGCTGTACGCAAGCGCCGGTCGAAGGTGGCCCGGATGCAAGGCTAGGGGCCGGTTACAGAGCTGCATACCCCAGGTTGAGAGCATCATTCTGCATCCGGCGGTGTGGGGGTAGCTTGCTTGCTCTCAGTCTGCTGCGTATCAAGCCCCATCCATGTCGGGGGAGGGATGCCAAGCCTCTTGCACTCGGCAATTTCGATCGCGCGTTGCTCAAGAATTTCTCGGTAGTCTCGGCCGCTTGTCTCGGCCACTTCGTCCTGAAGGGTGGTCAATGCCCCGTCCATACCGAGGACAGATGCCTGTCGCTCCTTCACGCCGTCAACCAGCCCGGCACCCGGGCCGCGCCAGGAACAGCGGGAATAAGCAGTCTCCGCATCGAGGAAGTGTGGCGCGCTGCGGGGGAGGGGAACCTTCCCGTTTTCGAAAACCTCAGACAGCCAGCTCGCGTAGAGCGGATTTGCAACGCCAGAGTTGAACTCGGCTAGGCGGCGCTTCACCGACCGCTCGGTCTCAGCGATGGCGGCGCGGGCGCTGGAATAGTTCGTGTTCGAGTAGTCGGAGGTCAGCTGCTCGTAGGAAATCCCCAGGCTCGTCGCGATGCCCAGCAGCATTTGCCGCGTAAAGTCGCCGAACCCGCTGTTAGGACGCTCTGCCGAGACCGTCTCAAGCTTCTCACCCGGCGCGAGCGTCGGGATGACCGCATTGTTGAGCATCGGCTTGCGCTGCTCGTGGAACTGCTGCCGCATTCCCTGATACCAGGAGAAGCCCTCTTCACCTTGCGGGTTCAGGGCGTCCTCGACCATCGCCGGGTCATATGGCGAGGTCACATAGGTTCCGAACACGCTGGCGATCGTCGCTGCCTGCAGCTCAACGCCGTAATACCGGGCGAGCATCTTCATCCGCGAGAGGACCGGAACAAACACGCCAATTCCGCGGTGCTGTCCGGCACGGTTGCGCTCGAAGTGATGTGTCACTCGGCGGAAGCCGTCGTCATCCTCCCGGAGGACACGCTCCCACTCCATGCTCTCGACGGTATTATACCAGTCGTTCTGGTGTTGCTTTCGAATATGATAGGCAAATGGCACGCCGTCATCGTCGATCTCGACGCCGCCGCGCAGGTGTTTCATGTCCACCATCTGCATCGGATTCGAGAGACGATCAGGGTCGACCACCTGAAAGCATGTCGCATATTTTGCGGCGCCGCGCCCGATCCGCTCCGGCTTCCAGTGGGTGACAACCAGCCCGTCACCGTCGACCAGCATGTGATCCAGGGCCAACCGAAGCTGCTGCGTAATCGTCAACTCGCGCGCGACGTCGTTGTAGTGACCGAGATCCTCGGCATAGGCA